ATTTATGATGTCTATTTTGATCAAGCTAAAAAACGCGGCGTTCCTACAAATAGTGAAACACTAGAACGATTGGTTGATGAGAAACAATGGTCAAATAAACAAGAATCTTTAATAACACAAGAGCAAAACTTAATAGAAAACTTCAATAAACAAAAGAAAGCATTATATCTAAAATCAGAAATAACAAGAGTTAATAATGATATTGAATCGGCGCAAAAACGTTTAAACGATTTAAAAAATACAAGAGCAGCATTCTTTCAAAGAACCGCCGAAAGTTATGCTGAAGAAAGAGTTAATGATTATTATATATTAAAATGTTTGTATAAAGATAAAAAGTTAAGTGAAGAAGCTTTTGAAGAAGATGATTTCGATAATATTGATTCTGAAACTCTCACTTGTATTATAAAACAATACTCAGAGGTTTACAAAAACATAAATGACAACACGATTCAACATCTAATTTTACAAGATTTTTTCAATTTATATATGCCATTTGCTGAAAATCCTACTGAATTCTTCGGTAAATGCGTGTGCGAACTGACTTACAATCAAGTAAAATTACTTATTTATGCTCGATTTTTTAAGAACGTTTTTCAACAAAATGATAAAATGCCTCAAGATATTAAAGACGATCCTGATAAAATAATTGATTATGTGAACGCCAATGAAAACGCCAAGAAAACAATTGAAAAAAAGAACAACAAAGAAAATCAAGCTAGTTCAATAGTTGGTGCAACATCAGAAGACCTTGAATATATAGGATTAAAGGCTAAAGGTCAAAAGACTTTATCTTTAGCAGACGAAGCCAAAAAGAAAGGCGGATCATTGAGTATGGACGATATGATGAAAATATTCGGTTAATAGTAATTTTAACGTGTAAATAAAGCATATGGCCGTTCAAATCAATGTCGCCGCCAATCAAGCAGCATTAACAGCTTCTATTCAAGCTGGTGTTCAAGCGTACAATCAAAAATTCGCTCAGAACAATCAGGTTAATTTAAGCGTTAATCAACGAGCTTTCTCTCAGCCGCTTGGAAGAATGACTGGTGATGTTAAGGATTTTGAGGCGGCTCTTGCTGCTTCTAATGCTCGCGTTATTGCATTCGGAGCTTCAACCGCTGTTCTTGGTGGTGTCATTCGTAGTTTTAAAGAACTAGCTAATGTTACTATCGATGTTGAAAAGAATCTTGCTGATATTAATCGTGTTTTCGGATTAACTACTAGTCAATTACAAAAATTTAGTACAGATTTATTTAGCGTTGGTAAACAAACAGCTTCTTCATTTGATGATGCGTCTAAAGCTGCTCTTGAATTCTCTCGTCAAGGTTTAAAAGCTGAAGAAGTTTTGATAAGAACGAAAGACGCATTAACTTTAGCAAGAGTCGCTGGAATCAGCACTGCAAATTCTGTTGACGCTCTAACTTCTACTGTAAACGGTTTTGCTGCAACTGGAGTAACAACGAGTCAAATATTAAATAAGCTCGTAGCCGTCGAACAAGATTTCGCAGTTGGTGCAGGAGACTTGGCTGAAGCATTATCTCGTACAGGTCAAGCGGCGCAAGAAGCGGGAGTTAGCTTGGATCAGTTAAATGCATTAGTTACAGCCGCTCAACAAAGCACAGCAAGAGGCGGCGCAGTTATTGGTAACGCATTAAAAACAATTTTTACTCGTTTACAACGTACAGAAACTCTTGATCAATTAGAGGCTTTTAATATAGCAGTAAGAGATGTACAAGGAAATACTTTACCAGCAGTTACTGTTCTGCAAAATTTCGCAGGTGCTTATAAAAACTTAGGAGACGCTCAAAGAGCGCAGTTATCTGAACAAGTCGCTGGTGTTTATCAAGTTAACATCTTAAAAGCTATTGTTGGTGATTTAAATAAGTCTCAAGGCGTGTATGCTGGAGCTTTACAAAGAGGCGCATCAGCAACAAATGAAGCTGAAGTCGCTACTGCAAAACTAAATCAAACTCTTGACGCTTTATTAAAGCAAACAGCCACTTCTACACAACAACTAGCAAATAATATTGGTAAAGTAACATTTGAGCCATTAGCTAGATATGGTACAGAACAATTGAAATCACTTGTCGAAAGCATGAACGAGATTCTTGAAGGAGAAGGAGTTGGTTCTACTTTCGCAAATGGTTTATTAAAAGGTATTCGTAATGTAATAGCTGGTCCCGGTGCTATTGCCGCTTTCTTTACGCTCTTTAAGTTAATACAAAACTCTTTCACTTATCTCGCTCAGGCTTTGCCTCAGATTGCTGGTATCACGACAGAAACTCAAAATAGAAAAAACATTGAACAATCTATTTTGCAAATCATGCAGCAACAAGGGCCGGTGTCGCAAGCTCTTGCTGGCTCTATGGGTAATCAAGCTGCACAAGCTCAGTTGCTGCTTCAATTAGCAAGACAGCAAACAGCAGAATATCAAATACAGTCAACTCTTGCAAAACAATTAGCAACTCAATTGGCCGGTCAAGGTGTGCGAGTAAAAGGATCTGGTGGTTTGCAGGTCACTCGCGCAGGAGGTTATATTCCTGCTGCAACAAGAATGGCTGAAACAGTTGGCGCACAAGCTGGTGGTTATGCTCCCGGTAAAGTAGTGAAATCTCCTGTTGGTGGAGTAATGAATACTGCGGAAGATGTTAAATACGTCCCCGGTTTTGCTCAACCTTTTATTAATCCTCCTGCTGGATCAAAAGCTGGCCGCGCACATAGACAAAATGCTATAAGTAGAACGGGTGTTGATCCGTATATGAATAGTGGATTTATACCTAACTTTGGAAATCCGAAAAACGTTATAGATAAAAGTTATACTGGTCATTTGAATTTATTAAAAATCGATAGTTTAAAAGAAAAAAAACAAATTCAAGAAGTTGCTGATCTTGAAACCGAGATCACTAACAAACTTGGAAAAAAAGAAGTAATTAATGATAAAATAACTGGATTTGGTATCAAATATGATATAGAAGAAATTAAAGGAAAAAGCAATGCTACTTATAGAAAAGAAGCCGCAGATTTAGTTTTATCTGGAAATATTGCAAAGATTAAAGAATCGATGCCTGCAAACAAGATAACTACTTTTAATGCGACACAATGGGCCAAAAATTTAAAAGACTTAAAAAACAAAGGAATAGATTTATCTTCATCTAATATTGAAAATCTTTCCCGATTAGAAAATAAAGTTCCGTCTTTAGCGACTGGTGAAACAGTTGAGTTTGGAAGACAATTTACGGGTTTATTGAGCGCTTTATCTGGTGAAGCTTTTGAAAAAGATATAGGTAAACAAAAAGAAAAACTTTTTGCTAGATCTAGAAAAAGTAATGCAAGACTTGATTTTGAATCTTCAGATAAATTATATTCAGGTGGAGAAGCAAAATTGGGCGGTATAACACTTGGGAATTTAGTTGCAAAAGCGATAGAATCAACTGGGCGAAAATATGAAAATGGTGAAGAAGATAAAATCGCTTTCAGCAAATCAATAAAATTATTTGTTCCTGAAGAACATAAATTGTTAAATAAAGGTTTTATTCCAAACTTTGCTCCTCCTATAAGCATGTTGAGAATACCTTGGTTTAAAAAATACGCTAATCCATCATTCGACGCAAAACAGCCAACATTAAATATTGCAGGGGCAGGTGCAGCAGATACTTTTAGATCCACACAATTCAGAACTAATAAAACAGATTATAATAAAAAAGCTGGTGACGGAAATGTTTTTGGTCCAATATATGAGAAATTTGTTCGTTCTTCTATAAGTTTACAAGCTAATAAATCTAAAATAAAATCTTTAATTTTAGGTCAATCTCTTGAACCAGATACTATACAAGGCGAATCATCTTTCGATTCTTTCATGGAATTAGTTAATACTAATCCTGCAGATTTACTTGATTTAGTTGGTATAGAAATTAAAGGTGGTCCTAAAGATTCACAAACTGGAGGCAGTGCAACAGGAATTATTACTAAAAAATATAATAATTTTACTACAAAAAATCCAAAAGCTGCTGCTAGATTAAGAGAGTTATTGGGTGTTTTTAACGAACCTGGAAATCCACAGCATTTACAATATATGAGCGCTTTAGGTAAAGAGTTTTTACCTTTAGCAGCAACAAATTATGATGAGATTGCTAAAAATAGTCCTGAATTGGTTAAGGTACTTTCGCAAAAAACAAATGAATTATTAACTTCATATGTTAATAATCCTAGTTTTTATAGAGCAGAAGCTTCTGAAGGTTTTATTCCTAATTTTGCTTCAATGATATCTTCTTCTATAAAAGGAAAAGGAAATATATCAGCCATAAAAACTGGCAAAAATAATTATGAAATCGAAGGCGTTGAAGTTGGTAAAAAGTTTAGAGGTCAAGGATTAGGTTCTCAATTATATGGAAGCATTGCTCAAAAAATTGGTTCCGGCAGCACTATTAAATCTGTATTATTACCACAAGAACAAGCTTTAGCAGATTACGCGAGCGGCAAATCTATTCCTGCAAAAGCTATTTTTCCTCAATTATCTTGGGCAAAAATGGCTAAGAGTTCTAAGCTTTTAATCAATGGCAAGGAGATTGCAATTTCTGATTTTGAAAATGGAATAGCTGGTCACAAATACAATGCCGCAAAACTAGATATGGCATTGATTGAATTAGTTAATTCTCATGCTTCAGGTTTTATTCCTAACTTTGCGTATAAACAAGCAGTAATGGGCTTAGAAGAAAGCATGAGCGGCAATAAAGCCATATTCGATACTAAGCCTTTCCCACACATAAGAAATAAAAGTCAGCCAACATTTAGTTCCGCAATATCTGATCATGGTGGTTTAGGAAATGCATTGAGTGATTCAATGAGAGGGCAGAAGGATGCTGGATTGATGAGTGGAGGATTGATTCCAAATTTTGCTTCATTTGGTCCAAGTTATTCATACATTCCATCAGGAACACCTTCAGGATCATCTGCTTTTTATCCTTCTGGAAATCCTAATGCATCACAAAGAGTTAGTCCTACATATCAATCTCCAACAGGTGCAAGTAATGCTACTTTCAATACAAATGATATTGATAAAGCTATTGCAGATTTTGTTAATTCAGTTCAATCAGCAGATAAGCAGTTAGGTTATTTTGAAAGCGCATTCGGAGGAAGAACAAAATTAATTGATTCTGAAATGGGTAAATTGAAAAACAGTTTATCTAAAGGAGGGGTGTCTGGTGATAAATTAGATACAGCAATGAGTAAGGCTAGTCAAGAAATCTATGGACAACAGAGTAAATTAAGTAAATCTTTATCATCCGCTAGTACAGCTATTTCTCTTGCTGGTCCAATGATTGCTGGATTTGCAGAGCAAATAGCATTTGGAGATAGAAAACGAACAGATATGACCTCCACGGAAAGAAGTGTTCAATCTGGTTTAAGTACTGGTTTAACTGCTATATCAACAGGCGCTGGTATTGGCGCTTCATTTGGTTTACCTGGAACGATTATTGGTGGCGCTATTGGAGCTTTAGTTGGTTTGACTTCAGCTTTAAATGCAGCAGCGCTAACCACAGAAGAGTTGTCTCAATTAAATCAAGAGCAAGCTCAAAAAACTCAAACTAATATATCTGCGGCTTCTTCTTATATAGAAGCTCAAAAATCTTTGAGTCAAATGATAGCGTCTGGCGCATCATCTTCTGATATAGAAAACGCTACAAAAAAACTATCTACAGGATTTAATGAAATAGCTGATGTTAAATTACAGGAAATGTTTTTAGCTGCTGGAGGAAGCGTGCAAGAAATGACAAAAAATTTGCAAGACTATACCAATCAAACTACAAAAAAAACAAGTTTGCAAAACGCTTTATTTAGTAAAACCGATTCAAAAGATTTGGGTTCTGTATTTAATTTTTCTTTAGATAAAAATGAAAAATCAAAATTAATTAAAAATCTTAGAGAAGTCGCAGATGCAAAAAATTTAAGATCAACAATAACACAAATGGAGCTTTATGGTGGTTATGAAGGTGGTGGCGCAAATTCAGTTGAGGAAGCTAGAAAAAAAGTTGAAAATAAAGCTTCACCAATTACTGTAGCTAAAGATTTATTAGGTTCTATTGGAATAACGAAAGAAACCGATACTAATTATAAAGATAAGTTACAAAAAGCCATATTAAGAATACAAGATATACCTATAGAACAGTTAATTATAATAGCTAATGATTTAGAAAAATCTGAACTTGGTAGTAACGTACAAAAACAAATTATTAATTTTAGAGAAATAGCTACAAAATCTTTTGCGGAAATTTTTAGAAAAATAGAAAGAGATTTAAATAAAAATCTTTTTGATATAGCTTTATCTTTTGAAAAGGATTCAAGCACTAGAAGAATACAGTCTTCTATTCTTGATTTTTCAACAAACTTTCAAGACAGTATAAATTCTTTTATATCCAGTAACCTTCCAGACGCTAGAAAATTTGATTTTACCGCTGCAAATGCAGGCCAAAAAGCCCAAATGTTATTGCAAAAATCTCAACAAGATTATGACAAAGCTATTGCAGAGCAAGACAATGAAAAATCAAATTTTTTAACAAAAAACGCACAAGAACTTAGTGGCTCTTTTAAATCTAGTCTTTCAAATTCACAAGTAAATGCTGAATTTTATAAAAATAAAGTTTTACCTCAAATTCAAAGTGGAAATTATAGTGGAGATGTAAATGGTATTGTTAGTGGTTTAAAAGAAGCTCAATTTGCCAAAGTTCAAGAAACGAGATTTTCTGCAAATATGGCTACGGCAGGTAAAAAAGGTGTAGAGCTAGGAGTAGGTTTACCTTTTAATAATCCTGAAGAAATTAAAACTACTTTAACATCTTTAGCAAAGATTTTAGAAGATACTGGAATTTCAGAAGAAGAAAGATCAAAAATTATTGCATATCAACAAGAATTAATAAATCTTCAAGAAACCGCTTTAAAATTCGCCAATCAAGCTGAAAGAGATAAGCTGTCTGATATTTTAAAAGAAAAAAATGAAGCTCAAATTTTATTCGAACAAAAACAAGCCAACGCTAAAAAAGAATTAGAAATAAACAAACAATTAAGCGAAGCAAGAATTGCCGCCGATAAAGAAATATCTGTAGCAAAAGCCCAAGTTGATAAAGATAATTTAATGCGTATGGAAAAGATGAAAGATCTTTCCGCAAGCATAGGTAATTCTTCAGAAATCGCTAAAGCTCGCAGTAGCGCAAATGTAAATGCTATGCAAAGACGTTTGGATGATCAAAGAGAAGCGTATGGAATGGGAAGATCTCAAATTAGCGAAAGAAAATTTGGTATACAAGCTGATATATTAAAGGAGCAAAGAGCAGCAGAAGATGCCGCAATTAACGCTGAAATTCAACAAAGAGTTTTGGAGATGGCGGCTGAACAGGAAAATACTGCCGCGACTTTAGAATTGAATAAAACAATAATGGCGTTAATTGAAACACAATTGAGTGAATCGTTAGGAGGGTCGGCGACTGTACAAGAAATGCAAAATAATCCTTATGCTGTAATGACGGATCAACAAATAAATTCTTCAACTCCAACAAGCTATGAGGATATGCAATTAAGAGAAAAAGCTTTATCTTCTTATAGTCCACAACAAAGATTACAATTTCAAGCTCTTCAACGCATACAAGAATCTCGCATAGCTTCTGCCGCAAGTAATACTGGTTATAATACTAGCACTTTCGAAAGTAATTTGAGTCAAGCTGGTTTCAATGATAAAATGACTCAAGCAGAACAATTAACTTTCTTAGAAAAACAAGAAACAGAAGCAAGAAGTGCTGGTAACATTGTTTTAGCTGGAACGATTAAGAGATATCAAGAACAAATTAAAACTAAGCAACAAGCTTTACAAATAACTAGAGATGATATTGACGCTCAAGTTAGACTAAACACGCAAATAGAAAAAGTTAATAACACATTTGCGGGAAGATTTAAAAAAGGTTGGGGAAGCCTTAAACAAGAAGGTGATGATTTGTTATTGAATTTAGGAGAAAATCTTCCAAAGATGTTTGCTGATGGATTAGTTGATGGAATCAAAGCTGCAATAAGAGAATCAAATAATTTAGGAGAAGCTTTAATGGGCATAGCTAGTAAATTCCTTGATTCTATAAGCTCAACATTAATGCAATCGGCAGTTTATGGAATATTAGGAAATATCGGTGTTCCTAATTTACCAGTAGGTGGCAAACAAAGAGGGGGAGTCATTCGCGCTCAATCTGGCATGTATATTTCTGGAGTTGGTTCTGGAGATAAATATCCAGCAATGCTTGAGAATGGTGAATATGTATTAAATAGAAATGCTGTAATGGCAATGGGCGGTCCAGCCTCACTTGATAAATTAAACTTTTCTGCTGCTCCTCGTTTTGCTGCTGGTGGATCATTTAACAATAAATTTGAGGACATTTCTTCTATGGAATCTAACATGACTAGTTATGGATTAGAAGAAAGTAAATTATATAACGAATTGAGAGATCAAAAACGATCAGAAATAGAAACAGCTAGACAAAAGAAAAGAGCGCAAAAACAACAAAGAGCCGCATTAATTGGATCATTAGCCGGTGCGGCAGTTAGTTTGGGAATATCATCTGGAATGAATAAATTTAATACTCCAACTACGCCTCAACAGATAGGAAATGAATATGGAAAATTGGCATTAAAAACCGATTTCAGTGGATCACGTTTTAGAAGACAGGCTGGTGGTTCAATTGGCTCTCGTTTATCAGATACAGTTCCAACTTATGCTACTGGTGGTTTAATTGATTCTCCAGTTGTAAAACGATATGCAACAGGCGGTGTTTCATCTACTGGATTTGGAACGGCGGCTGGAAATAATAGTACTGTAAATAATAATAGTAACGCTAGTAATTCGTTTAATTTTAATACTACAGTTCAAAGAGATGGCAAAATTCAAATGGGAGCAAATAGTACAAGCTATGCTCAACAAGATGTCGAGTTATCACAAAACTTAAATAGTAAAGTTTATGATGTTGTTCTAGAGACAATTAGAAAAGAAAAACGCTTTGGTGGTTCATTAGCAGGAATAAGAAACTAATAATATGAAAGGCGCAACGCTAAATTACGAGAATTTTTTCTTCTTAAATAATAGCGCTATCTCTGGAATTATTTCAGTAGATGGCGGATACAGCGTTAACTATGCGCCAATTAAAACAATTGGTGTTGGTTATAACAAACAAGTTATTGCAGAAGTTCCTGTAGCGAATTTTTCTATAAATAAATATTTATTATATAACGAACCGTTTTTAGCATTTACTGGCGAAAATAAAAATAAAAATGCTATAGGTTTTAGAGGAAGTTTAAATTATAATAATAAAAAATTTGGATTCTTATCGGGTTATTTAAATACTTTTGGTTTGTCTTGTTCAGTTGGAGAAATACCAACAACAAAATCAGATATAATTGTTTATGGGGATGTCGGTCCTAATTATAATGCTTCTGGAAATTTAAAAGCTCCATATATATCAGTTCCACAAATTAAAGATATAATTTTAACATGTAGCGGATCAAGCACAAATAGAATTACTGATTTTAATTATAATATAAATTGTACTAAAAGACCTATTTATATATTAAATCAAAGTGGTTATTCTTATTCTGGTCCAACAGGACCAACTGAACCGGGGCCTAATTATGTGCCTTATGAAGTTTTATTGAATTTACCAATTGAAATAGACACTTCTTTTACTTTAGAGGTGGACGACTATACTTCCAGATCTTTGTATGATATATTAAATAATGATAATGATACTAGTTTTTCAATAAACATAAATGGAACAGTTTTTCAAGACGAAACTTTACCAGTTAATGGTTCGGATTTAGTAGTTAATGGAAATATACCATTATTTACTTATAGAAAAGCTGTTGGAATAAATATGTTTAATCAATCATTTACTAACGTAAAACTAGTGTCTCAAGAATTTAATTCAAGTGCTGATGACGTTTTAAGTGTAAAACTTAATTATAAAGGTTATCTAAACAATTAATATGGGAATACCACTATCATCGTTATCTGATAAATTAGGAATAAATGTTGCAGCAACTGATATATTTTTGATATCAAATACTGATTCATCTCAAGATAATAAAATAACAAGAGATGAATTGAGTAAAGCTTTTACTGGTTTTTACGCTCAAAATAATCAAGGTTTTACTATTTTAGAGAACAATGGCATTTATGGAATGTCAGTTAGTGGAAATTATGGTTTTGTTGGAATAAATGATAGGAGTCCATTTGTTTCGTTGGATGTTGTAGATAATTTAACTGCTACAAATGGTTCAGGTCAAATTAGATTAAGCACTGTTGATTCTGGTAGAAAGATAGCTTTTTCATTAAGCGATCCAAATACTTATTATGAATTTAGTAAAAAGCCTAATGATAAAAAAATATATTTAGAATCTTCGTTAAATAATGGTTCAACATTTAGTAATTTATTTGTAGTAGATCAAAGTGGTAATTTTGGTATAACTGATTCTACTGGAGTTTTATCAGATAAATTTTTAGTAAGCGGAGTGTCAATTCAATTTCAAAATTCAGGTAACGCCATACTTTTTGATCCATATAATACAGAAATTAAAACAAGTGCAACTGATGAAATTTTATTTTTAAATTATAATAATCTTGGTGATATTAATGTAGGTTACAATGCTGTTTACGTGGACAACAGTTTGACCGTTCCTAAAGTGGGTATTGGTCATGCGATTCCAGCTTATACGCTGCATGTAAGTGGTACTGCTGGAGAAGTATCGAGGTTTCAAACGAATGTTAGTAGATGCGTAAGCAGTTATAAAAATTCAACAGCTACATCTTATGTTGGATCAAGCGCTAGTTCTACATATATAGGTTCAGTTTCAACATTATCTGAAAGTAATTTAGTTATATCAAATGATGGTCTTTTTGGTTTTGGAACAACTGGTCCATCATATAGGTTAGATGTTAGAACGTCTTCGACAGGGCCTTCATCAGCCACTCCTGCTTATTTCCAATCAACAAATATTCAGGGATCTACGCAAATAGTTGTTGCAGCTAATAAGGCATTTGGAGGTGGTGATAGTGGACCAAGAAATAGTTTAGTAACTTTTTCTCGTTATGACAGTTCGCCAAGTACAGATAAATGGTCAATTGGAAATTTATATGCAGATACTGTTTTTCCAGGTCTAAACGATTCTTTTGTATTTATCAAAAATGGTTATAATGGAGCGTCTCCTGATGTGGTAGCTAAATTAAGCACAGCGGGAAGTTTAGACATTGATGGCAGTTATACTTCTAATGATACATACTGTAAAGGTAAATTTGTACAAACATATCAAACACAAGTAACTGGTACTGATATTTATTTTAATCCATTGTATCCTAACTCAAGCAGCAATCCTTCTGGTAATAATTCTGTAGATTCACCGTTTACAATAGCAAATTTTAATGGAAGCGTCGAAAGAGTTATGTTTATGACTTCTGATCTTGCTGCTGAAACTGCTGGTGGTTATAGATTTGAAATATCAGCTATTTCACCAATATATAATGAATTTACTCCAGATGGATTTGTTTCGGGTTTTTTTGTTAGTCCTCCAAGTAATCCCGTGAGTTTTCCAACAAGCGGTATTATTGCTGCAACTACTGTTGCTGGTATTAGCACAAATACTATCGTAGTTAAAACTAAAGCTAATTTCATTGGATCAACTAGTTTTACTTCTGGTCAATTATTGCAATATAGATTATGCAATACAAATGGTACTAAAGCGGCGGCTGCTAATTTTAATGTAGTAACAACAATTGCTTACACAATAGTTTAATGAGCAAATTTATCAAATATGAGAATATAGATTTTAGAATTAATAATACTGTTTATTATTCTAATTCTGTGTCTATTTCTTTACAATCAAATATATCACCAGTTCTTTTGTCTGATGGAAGTTTGCTAAGATACGCTCCAGAAAATACAGTAATAGGATCTTTATCTTCTCAGTTTTATTTAAATGGAACAGTTCCGTCTTATTTATTTCCCGTCGATAATTCAGAGAGTTCTATAAATTGTTCATTTGGTGGGATTTCAATAGACAATTGTTATTTAAAATCAATGTCATTTGCTGTTGCAGATTTTTCTTCTGTTATTATGGATGTCACTTTTGATTGGTATGGAAAAATAAATTCAACAAACAGCACTGTAAATATAAGAGAATTTACATCTTCTAGAAATTCTCCATTAACAAATATAGCTCATGCTAATCATAGTTATATAATAGATGTAAATAAATCGTTTGGTTTTGATGAAATATTTAAATATACTTATTCCGAACAATGTGATCGAATTCCATTTTTTGAAGTTGGGTATACAACTCCTTTTAGAGTAGCAAAAACAAATAGATTAAAAAACGTTTCCGTAGAAGGAAACATAGTAAAACAAAATAATATTGCTGAAATAGAAGGAAAAAATACATATTGCGAATTGTATTTAAAAAATTATGCCAATTCATTATTAAATACTTTTACTATTTCAGGAAAAATTCAATCTAGATCAATTGATACTAGTTCTGATGGAATAGTTCAAAGTAATCTGGCTATAACTCAACGTGTAGCACCATTAAGAAATACATTATGAGTAAATTTATAGATTCACAATTTTCAGTTTCTGGTATAAAGGATTTTTCTTTATCAACTTCTTATAATCAATATGACTTAGTTGATTTTCAGTATCACACAGGAAACTCCGCTTATCCAACTAATTTATCTGGATTGTTTGCTTGGTTTAATTTAGATAATTTAAATAATCTTAAATTTGATGGTTCTGGAAAAGTTAATGTTTGGTACAATTCAGCTCCAGGTCATTCTTTACAATATCTAGTTAATTTGGATTCTACAGTTGCAAAAGAAACTCGTCCAACTTTTGATGATCAAAAAAATACCGTATCATTTAAAGCGTTTAATGAAAATCAAGATTATAATCAATTATACACATCAATTGATTTTGCGGGTTTTTTATCAGATGATAGATGTTGGTTTGTTGTTTATGAATTCGATTCTTTAAGAAATGGATCTCAAAAAGTTGATGGTTATTATTCTAATTTTTCTACAATAATAAATACTGACGATTCAAATCCGGTAAAATCAAGTGGCTATTGGGGTGTTTATGGAAATAATTCTAATGGACTTTTAAATAGTAATGTTCCTAATGGTTCAGAAGAATTTATTGGTGGACCGGAAGAAGCCATCTATCCATCTCCTTCAACAATAAATTCTGCATTTTCGCCAGCAAAATTATTAAATAATAAAAATATATTATCTATAATAAAAAATAATACATCAAATACTTTACGAATAAGAAATAATGGCTATCAAGTATTAAGCACAGTTAGTGCAAATTATTTTCATCCAAATGCAGACAATTTAAGATTAGGCACAGCAGGTAATGCTCATGGAAATACGGCTGCAAGCGAATTATATAATTATGACGCAAGCAATATTTCTTATTACGAAATATTAGGATACTCAAAAGTACCTACTGATGATCAAATATTGCAAATAGAAAAATATCTATTTAAAAAACATTTCACTAATGATGATAATTTATATTTATCTACTCAAGATTTTACAGCTTCTGATTATCGTTATTGTCCAATAAATATTTTAGGATCTCAATTTTTGACAAAGAATCCAGATCTTTTGTTTAAAAAAACCTATGGATGTTCTGCTAATTTTTCCACTAAATCTTTAAAAATGCAATATGGAGATGGTTATTATACCAATGTAACTCCAAATATAAATAACTTAACTAGTAATTTTTCTTTGAATTATGATGGATTATCTGATAAACAATCGAAAGCATTAATAGGATTTTTTCAAAATACTTTTGAATATGCGCCATTAAATATAGAAGAATCTTATCAAAATGTAAATATGGATTTATTTTATCCATATAAAAATAACGCTAAAATATATTTTGAAAATTTAAATTATTCATCTAAAGAGTCTAATGTTAATACAGTCAATATAAATTGTGTTTCAGTTTATGATTCTAGTTTAGATTATCGCGGATTTTTAGTTACAAATGAAGAAGTTCTTAGGTATTACGAACAAACAAGAACATATGTTAAAGATGATGTTGTGTTTTATAAAAATGCAGATAATTTTTTAGAAGGCTATTATTGGTATACCGGAGCTAATAATGTTATTTTAAATAATTCGACAAGTCCAACTGGATTAAATTCTTTATTTACTAATAAATTTTATTTTAAACCTGATATCGATTATACTGTTCCAATCTCTCCAAGATTTTTAAAAAATGATTATGAAATGACTTCGCCAGCTTTTGAAAATAATGGTATAAATAAAACCGTTTTAATTTTTGATTTTTCATTCCATAATAGATCTGATAAAGAAACTATAGCTTTATTAAAGTTTTTAGATGATAAGGCTGGTTTTAAGATTTTTGAAATAGACTTGCCTGCACCTTATAATAAAACAATAGATGTTTATTGTCCAGAGTGGAGTCATACATATAAATTTTACAATAATCATGAGATATCTGCTAAGTTTTTAGAGTTTAAAGGTAAAACAGATTCTGACATATTTTTTAATACCTTATTACAACTATGACATATACAAATTTTACTGGTAAATTTATTGGTGAATGCATGACTGGTTTTGGTATTAGTTATCCTGTTTATATTTATAACAATGGAAATTCAGAGGTTCTTTATAGAATGGTTAGTACTGATGATAATTTTTTATTATCTGATACTCAATTAATTATTCCTAATGGAAATTCTGATTACTTTGATATATTTTTTAATCCAACTTCTTTAAATGTATCTGGTTATGAGACATCATCAATAATAATATCTTCAGAATCAACTGAAGATGGTTTAACAGATCCTAGCGGTGATATAACAATATATGCAACAGGTCATAGAATAGTTGATACTACAGGTGGACACATTAGAAATTTCAGAGCTTTAAAAAATTATGATCCAGAAAATGGGTTAAGTTATTCTTTTTATTGGAGACCTCCAACTGGAACTGGATATTTAAATAATTATTTTGTTACTGGATATGGTTTGGATATAGCTATAGATACAGCTTTCAATACTAAAAAAGTTTCAAAAACTTTTAATGTTCCTATTAATAACTCTACTCCAAGATTTTCTACAAATTATGGATTTGCAGATGAAGATATTTTTCAAAAAATACAAACTTATGATGATGGAGCTGCGTTTGCATTAAATCAGTCTTATTATGCTAGAATGTTCACTTGGGTTGATGGTGTTACGGGAGAATCTGTTTACGCTACAGGAATAAATCAATTGGATACTCAATTATCTAATGAAGTATTAACTGGTAACATGAGTAATAAAGTGGATTTAATGTTTACTGAAAAAGCTCTTGATATTTATATACCTCCTCAATCTGTTTATATTAATTATAACTTATATGAAAAATTTATTTCAGCAAATAAAGGAAACAATAATTTTAAATATATATCTGGAATAAATGTCTATTTGCCTGATTTAACTACTTTTACTGCAAATGATGAAAATCAATATTGTTTAAATTTAAATGGCCCATTGAAAAATTTCACTGGAGATCCAACTTATGGCACTAATATAAATATTTATTTATCTGATACTACTAAACTTTTGGGGTACGCTGGTAAAGGTGGAGATTTAAAAGGTTCTATTGAAAAAAGATTAGAAAACGGTTTTAGTATATTTTCTTTTGATCAACTTTTTTCTCAAACTTCAGCGGCTTACTCACAAACAAATTCAAACATTACAGATGCAAAAAATGGAGGATCAGTTTTTAATTTTAATATAGTATCAGATATTGTTAATGATAAACAGTATACAGATTTAAATTATAATGTTATTTCAAAAATAAATTCTTCTATTACTGCTGGAGGTGGAGGTTCTAAAGCATTAGTGGCTTGGATATATGGAAATAGTCAGGCTAGTGTTGGTGGAACGGATCAATATAATAATTCATATGGATTTATTTTTCCTATTTTTGGATCTCCAAATAACAAAGGAGCTACAACTTATAAACTTTATGAAACTCAACTAGGCGCTATAACAATTGCTGAAAATGGAAAAGAGTTTTTTGCTTCTATAATCAATGGATCTAATTTTGGTACGCTATCTTCTTATCCACATACCTATGGAGAAGCCGGTTCTTTATATCCACTTCTTCAAATAACATCAAATACAAATAAATTAGGTTACAGTCCTAATTATTTTAGTTCCGATGTAGGAACAAAAACTGATCAAAAGATTGCTAAACCAAGTGCTTCATTTGATCCTAGTTTATTTTTCAACAGAATTAATGATAATCAATCTTCTGCTGGTAAAATTTTAAATGGCTATTCGAATATAAAAGCTAATTTTACGATAGATAATGGAAATATTGCTTCTGATTATGTTTTTAGGTTTGAAAATTCTGCTATAAATTCTACAAATAAAAATTGGAAAGATACCAGTACTACTGCAACTTTAGATGGAAGTGATGATATTAGTATTTTTAATAATTCTTTTTATTCACATACTGCAAAAAATTCTATTACATTAAATGGTTCTCAATATCTTGATTATACATTTGGAGCGTCAAACACAACAATGATAAAGAAAGATTGTAATCAATTTGATCTTTATATGGTGTTGGCTTATAGACCTATAACAATAGATACAAAATTTACGGATAATAGTACTTATAAATTATCAAAATTTAAAATTTTAGATTGGTCTCTGAATTTAAATAAAACAATTGCAAATCAAATTTTAATAAAACCATTTCCTTATAATGGTAACGTAAGATATTATAAAAAAGAATTTAATGTTTTTGAATTTTTTATTAGCCCATTGTTTAATGAAATGATCGATAATACAAAAATGGCAGATGCTTTATGGTTTATGCCTGGAGTATTAGCTAAAAATAATTTTATTCAATTATCTAAAAGTTTATTAAATGCTAATGATTATTATCCAATGTTATTAAATATAAAACGAACAAATACAACATATTCAGTTTATATAAATGGAAATTTAATTGTTACTTATAATATGGGTTCATATGTAGGTTTTGCAGATAAATATATAACATCAATGATTGATGGTACTACTTTAAAATTGATAAGTAATTGTACCACAGCAGATGAAAGTATGAGTTATTTTGATATAATTTTTTATAATAGATTGTTAAATACTAATGAAAATGAACAATTAAATAATTCATTATTAAATACTTATTTTAAACTTTTTACAGGGGGAACGTCATCATTTTTGAATATAAAAACAAATCAAGTAAGATTACCAAATGCTTTTAATTTAGCTGGAAAAAATCTATGAAAACTTTATTTAAATTAAATAACTATCTAATACTGGACTTGTTTGAAATAGAGCTAGAATCAAATGAGGGTTATCTTCGTTTTCATGGTTCTAAAAATTTTTCATCTAATATAGTTTTTCAAGGTCACCAATATATCTTTATACCTTGTGAATTCTCTTCGTTTGAAACTTCATCAGATGGAAAACAAAGCAGACCTGTTTTAAAAATGGCTAATATAAATAATTATTTTTCTAAAATACTTAAAGATCGCGCAGATCTTATTGGTAAAAAAGCGTTTAGAAAAAAAATATTGGGTAAAGATTTAGATTCTATTAATTTTACAGATGGAGTTAATCCATTTGGAGTTTCAGCTTTTAACACTTATATAGCATATGATAAGTTTATAATTAATTTAAAAAAATCAGAAAATTCAGAAAGCGTAGAATTAGAATTAGTAACTAAAGTTGACATTGAAAATTTATCGTTGCCTACCAGAAAAGTCACTAATGATACTTGTTCTTGGAATTACAGATGTTATGGCTGTAATTATGGAAATACTCCAGCATTTAAAGGGCCGCAAATTAATTCAACTCCTTTAAATAAATTACAACCAAGTAATTTATATTTTAAAGAATCTACTTGGCAAGGAAATGCTAATTCTCCAGACCCAGGTTTACCGATAGCTGATGAAAATGATAAAACATTTTTAAGCGTTTATAAACAAGATTTAGCTAATAATTCTTATGGTTTAACAGCTATTACTTATAAAGGAGAATGGTCATCAACTGCAATATATAATTCTGGAGATTTTGTTTATGTTGATCCATCTTTCAGTTTAGATGAACAACAAGATGTGAATAATGTTAATTTTATTAATAAACCAAAATCTTTTTATGTTTGTATTTCTAACAATGTCATTGGTAAATTTCCAGATAAAAATACTAATGTTTGGAAACAAGATAAATGCTCAAAAACCTTGAGAGGATGTTTATTAAGATTTGAAGATTATTTATCTGATGATGGGGCTTTGCCTTTTGGCGCTTTTTCAGCAACTTATCCATTTAATAATGATAAATGACAATTTAAAACAGCATATTAAATCTTTATGCATTAACAAAACCACTGAAGTTTGTGGATTTGTGGTATTCGATGGAATTGAACAGTTTTTTATAGAATTAGATAATAAACATCCAGAATCAAATAATTTTTTTTTGATATCGCCAATTGATTATTTGCAGATTAAAAATAAATTTACTATAAAATATTTATTTCATAACCATAATAATGCAGACAGTTTTTCAGAATCTGATATTCATTATCAAAAATTTCATTGTTTAGACATGTTGATTTATAATATTAATACTGATAATTGGTCTGAAATGAAGTGTAAATAGTATTATCATGGTCAATGTAAAACTACATGGCATTTTTGAAAATTATATAAAGCTAGATTGGAATTTAAACATTCTAACTGTAGCTGAAGCTTTTGAAGCTATAGAAGCTAATACTGGACGACTAGTTAGTACTTTGGGTATATTGGAAGAATATATATCTAATTTTATTATTTATGTCGATGGAAAGATCGTGCCTGTTGAATATATAAACTCTCCTATATTAAAATCAAATTCTAAAATCGAAGTGATTCCATTAATAATGGGAAGTGATTTTGGTATAAGCCTATTGATTTTAGCCATATCTATAGGTATTCAATTTTTAATTACAAAGTTATTAACTCCAAAATCGCCAGTTGATATAAAAACGAATTCTAGATTGTTTTCTTCTTATGAAAACGTAACTAAAAGAAACGTTCCTATTTCTATCGGTTATGGACGTTTAAAAATTGGATCTATAGTGATTTCTAATAATGTCACTAACATAAATGAAATTGCATTATGAAAATAAGTTTATCCAAATCAGATATTAAAATGTTTAATGACTCTGCGAATTCTGAGGGTTTTACAGTTAATTCTGAAAGTTTTTATGAAGCGGTTGATTTGATTTCAGAGGGTCCAATTGAAGGATTGACAGATTCTTTTGGAAATACTTTAAATTATATAGATTTAAGTTCAAACGTTTCAACTCAAACAAATGGATCTTTAGCTTATGGAATTTATTTTAATGATGTTTCTATAAAAGATAGAAAAAGTAATTTATTCAATGTTAGTTCTTCAGATTTTTCTTTATCTTTAGGATCTGAAACTTCTAATATTCCAAGTATATCAAGTTCAGTATATGAATATAAAACTAAAATATACGACTTAAATAAAAGTATTTCTGAATTTTCTCAAGTTAATGGAGATAAAATATCTCCTAATTATATATTAACTTCTTTTAGTGAAAAAACTGAGGACGCTGTTGAAAAATCTATTATAGATTTAAAAAATAATGCTAGAGTTTTTTCTCACTATTTAAAAAATAAATACGCTAATTTAATAAAAGTTGTTATTAGTTTAGATGATTTATATTATATAGACGACAAAGGGACTGCTAAGAATAATACGGTTCGTTTTGTAATTAGTTTGACAAACTCTTTTAAACAAAAAACTGAATATTTGCTTTTTCAAGGTTATCTAATAGCTAAACAAAATCCTGTTTTATTGACTTTTGAATTAGAAATAGATAAATACGATAAATTAGATAACATTAATTCTGAATTTGTTGTTAACGTTTATAGTGTTCAACAAAGAATACCAGCGAGTGGTCCTAGAAAAGGTATTTTAACTAGAGCTTTTTCTGTTAATAGTGTAATTGAAATTGTTAATTATAATTTTTTATACCCTTTTTCTGCTATTTGTAGAAATAAAGTAAGTTCTAAACATTTCGCTTCTGTTCCAGTAAGAAGTTTTGATTGTAAGCTTTTAAAAATAACCGTTCCAGATAATTACGATTCGGAGGCTAAAGAATATTTAGGAGATTGGAGCGGTAATTATAGTAAATCTTTAAGATGGACTGATAATCCAGCTTGGATATTTCATGATTTGTGTGTTAATGGAAGATATGGTTTGGCAAAATCTATATTAACAGAAAATGATATTAATAAATGGGAATTATATAAAATATCAAAATACTGTGATGAATTAGTTAAAACGAATTGTTCTACAAAATATGCTCAACAAAATTTTTATTTTAATAATTCTTTTACTTTTGGTCAAGAAGGTTTCAATACAATACAAATAACAACCACAGATGATATTTTTACTTTACAAAATAAGTATCCATTTGGTAGCGTTTTGTTTTTGTATGATATTAAAAATGAAGTAGGTAAAGATTTAAATTTAAATGTTAAAAAAGTAATTGGAGCTATAACAACAAATGGATCAATTGCTACAATAAAATTATATAATGATTTTGGTCCTCGTAAGTTTATAGAATCAGATTTAAGTGGTAATTTTTTTATAGCTCTTAAAGAATATATATTAAAAGATCCTTCTTTATTAAACACTCAAGACAAAATAAAGTCTTTTGCTGTTTCTTATATTTCTGGATATAAAAATATAATAACAAATTTTTCTTCGTCTAGCGAAGCTGTTTCTATAAAATACGCTTCAACAAAGATTTTTGATACTAATTTAAATGTTAAATCTGGAAAATGTGTTGCTAGACAAGAAGGTTTTTCTGATTTTCTAGAGTCGAGATTTGCGGCAAATCTTTTTATTAATAGTGAAACGGAAGGGTTAAGAGTATTATCTGATTTAACTTCTATTTTTAGAGGAGTCTTTTATTTTAAAAATGGGTATTTAAATTTGACAAGTGATGTGAAAAAACCTGTTTCTTATGTATTTAATAATTCTAATGTAAAAGATGGATTGTTTAGCTATTCTTCTGGTAATTTAAACACTGCTTTTTCAGTAATTAAAGTATCTTATCTTGATCAACTTGATAATTTTAAAGATAAAATTGTTTATGTCGAAGATACGAATTCAATTCAAAAGTATGGAATAATTGAAAAAGAAATTCTTGGATTTGGAATCACTTCTAAATATCAAGCTCAAAGAGTTGGTAAATGGTTTTTAACTACTGGTAAATTAGAATCTCAAATTGTGAATTTTAACGGTGGTATAGAAATGTCTTTATTAAAAGTTGGAGATATTGTAAGAATAAGTGATGCATTAAAGAATAGTAATATTAATTTTGGAAGAATAACTTATTTAGATTATAAAAATAGTTATATAGGTGTTGACAGAGAAGTCTCTGAAAATGCTTTAGGAAGTATTATTAAAATATTTAGTTTAGTTAATGATGAATTATCAGAGTTATCTTACTATGTGAGCGAAGTAGATAATACTAATTTAAAATTAAAATTAATTGATTATGCTTATGTATCTTGGAATATAGTAAGTAAAGTAATATCTTCAGAAGATGGAAAAACTGTTTATGCTGATGGGACTGGAACAGCAAGTTGGACTAGAAAAGCTTTTACAAAACAAAGTTATGTAAATAATTGTCAAATATCTTTTAAAGTGACTTATGATGGAACTTATTTAGTTTGTGGATTAAGTGAAATAAATAATACTACAGCGGATCAAACTGATATAAATTATGGTTTATATATAGCTAATGGTTCTTTATACGCTATAGAAAATATAAACAATACAACGACAACAACGAATTTAAATAAAACAGTAGTTTCAACTGATCTTTTGAGTGTTGTCTACGATGGTTCTTCTATAATTTATTATTATAATAATGAAAAATTAAGAGATATTACAAGAGCTAAAGGTAACCCTTTGTATGGTGTTGTTGCTTTTAATACACCATATGCAAGAATAAATAATGTTAATTTTTCTTTATTTCCGGATCTTGATTATGGTTCTTTTTCAAATTTAAGAAGCGATGCTTCTTTCACTATTTATCTTAATAATTATAAAGAAGATGGAGATTTGTATAGAATAACTAATATAGGAGAAAACTCTGCTAATGAATATTCATTAGCAGCAATGAAATATTCTTATGAAAAATTCGATTTTGTTGAAAAAGATGAATATATAGATATAAGCCAAGATAATAAAAAAGAAATAACATTCTCTACAGATACTTATATTTCTTCAGCTTTTAGTGATTTGCAGATTCAAACGTTTTTTACACAAGGTCAATTATTCGATCAAAACATAAATTATTTAACTTCAATTAATTCTGATTATGATTATTCATTTAATATAGAAAATGAAACTTTAGATGCAGGTTTTGCAGAAAATAAATTTAAACAATTAAAGATAGATTTTGTAAGTATATTTAATTCTGGTTCTGTTTCTACTAATGCAAAAGTTCATGGTTTATATTGTATAGTAACTAAAGATGGAAAAACTTTAAAATTTAAAATTTTAAGATCGGAGGCTAGATTTATAAATTTGTTTTTAGGAGAAACAACTTTAAATAGGATTAGTTTTAATCCTCAATATTCAATTGATTTTTACGCTTTTGATCAAAATATTAAATTAATTAATGTGTAATGTAATATATGGCTTTTATTCCATCAACAGGAATTGATTATAGTAACGCTTTTACAGTTAAAAGTATAGATTTGGCTTTTAATGGTCAATACTCTTATAAAGATACTACTGTTTCACCAACAATATATGGTTTAGATATAAATACCCCATTTATTGTAGGCTATTTAGCGGAAAATACTATTAATTTAAGTTGGACTGTTGAAAAACCAGTAACAAAACAGATATTAAATGGAACAATTAGAGATGTAGGATTTTCAGGTTTTGATATAAATTATTATGATATTAATAGACAGTTAATATATACTTTTCCATTTTCTACAAAACAAACTTCTTTTTCAGTAGACTCTTCGGATTTATTGCAAACTTTTATAAACGCAACTGGTGTTCAAAATATATCAGGTTTAAATACATTTTTCATTGATACTGTAAGCATAGATAATCAAGGTAGAAAAAGTACCGGAGTGGCTTTAATTAATTTTGGAACTCCAAATATAAGCGTAAATAATTATTCAATAAGCAATATAGTTACTGTGGGTTTATCTTATGTAGATGAAACTATAATTGATAAAGTCTCTATTTTTGCAACTACAGGAACGATTTTTAATCCTGATGTTGATGATTATTTATATAATGTTGAAATTAAAAATCCAAATTTAAATTCAGTTTCTATTTCAGATTTAATAAATACAAATCAAAATGCTGAAACTGATAATTTTGTAAGAAATCCTTATTATTTGCATTTTATTCCTTACAATTATCTTTATAGTGGACAAAAGATAACTTCTTCAGGAGTAAAACCTAATTCTTATTCTTTATCTAGTTTACCAAATAAATTATTTAATTTAACTGGATATGTAAGCTCAAGCTTAAACAAAACAGATAAAAATTTAAATCTTGAAGCTTTTTTAAAATGGGATCACGTTGAACAGTCTCAAGATTGTAATTATCATATTTTAGTAGAAGAAAGCGGTATTAATAAAAATAAATACGATTATTTTATTGAAAATAGGGTTAGTGAAAATATTCAATCAATTTATTATGGCACTGGAACTGGAATAAGCGGTAGTTCTAATATTTTTAATACTTATGCATCTTCTGGTATTCAATGGGTCGATCATACGGTTTATGTAGATAATTTTGGTTCTTATCCAACAGGAGTTTTCTCTACAACTACAGGTTTTAATTATATAACAGAAATAAGAATACCTTCTGGATACACAAATTCTTCGGAAGTTTTTTTATCTTATAATTATACAGGAAATAATTCTTTTTCATTTTTACCTTCTGGCGGTTGGTTTAGTGGTACAATTTATACTGGAACATATTCTGATAATAGATATTTGCCAATTTTTACGCCGAATATTAGCGGATTCAATGATTTAAATGATACTGTAACAGGAATACAAATAGCAAAAAGAATAACTGGTTTTGCGGATTTTGTATATTCAACAATAGATCCATCTTTTATTTTTCCAGTAAAAGAAGATACTAATTATTTTGTAAAAGTTCGCGCAATAAATACTGATGAGGTCGTTTCAGAATTCTCAGATACTTTATTTATTAGTTCTGGATATATAAATCAAGCAATAAATCTTAGTCCATTAAGTGGCAAAAAAGTAATTGATGGGTCTGGTGTTAGCGGTTATTTGCCGGTTTTTTCTAATTCAGATAGTTTAACAACAGGTACATTATATTATAGCGGTAGTAATAATTTAGTATTTACTGAATTGCCGACAACAACAACTACTGCAACTCAGTATTTAGTAATTGAAAATAATATAATAAAAAAACAAATTGCTTCTGGAAGCAGTAGTGGTACGTCTGGAACTAGTGGTTCATCTGGTAGTAGCGGATCAAGTGGTTCGTCTGGATCTAGCGGAATAAGCGGATCAAGTGGTTCGTCTGGAACTAGTGGTTCATCTGGTAGTAGCGGATCAAGTGGTTCGTCTGGAACTAGTGGTTCATCTGGTAGTAGCGGATCAAGTGGTTCGTCTGGAACTAGTGGTTCATCTGGTAGTAGCGGATCAAGTGGTTCGTCTGGATCTAGCGGAATAAGCGGATCAAGTGGTTCGTCTGGAACTAGTGGTTCATCTGGTAGTAGCGGATCAAGTGGTTCGTCTGGAACTAGTGGTTCATCTGGTAGTAGCGGATCAAGTGGTTCGTCTGGAACTAGTGGTTCATCTGGTAGTAGCGGATCAAGTGGTTCGTCTGGA